TCTTTTTTTCCAAGTAACACCACCATCTTGACCTCTGCATGGATTGATGCAAGTGTCATCACCTAAATTGTTACACACCAAACCAGCAAGATCTAACTCATTACCTTTCTTGTGAGTACCAGACCAATAATGTTGTCCATCAATCCATGTAGCTCCACACTTTGGACAAGATTTAGTATTCATTTGTCATACTCCTTGAGAAATTTTTTAAATTCGGTTGTATCTTTTACAAGCTGACGCTTAAGTTTCCAACCCATCCACTTCATTCTAATTTTAACAAATGCATAACGCAAGTTTAAATCAGCAAAAGCAAAGAGTTTCATAGTTTCTTCATACCCAGCATAAGCAAATAATATGCATAAAAATACCAGAACAAAGTAAAAACCAAACATATTGTAACTCTCTGCTACACAACATTATAAGCTATGTAGGAAAAAATAGTGTTGCAACATGTTACAATAAATTAACCTATGTGTCTCAAGAAGTTTTTCGTAATTTTGGATTACTATATGGACTAGGAATAAGTTGATATGCCATCTTATCTCTCAATAAATTAATACGATCTTCATCAAAGTGTGAAAATTCTGGATACTTTTTACACTTTTTGTAATAATGTAAAGCATTAATAATAATAGTGTAATCTTCTAATGTAAGTTCAAACGAGTGTTCCATGTGCTCTGCGAATTTCTCTTAACTGCTCAAAATCTTTCACCTTTGTACCCCCATCGTAAGAAAATGCATATCCTTCAGTAATCATTTGTTCGTTCAATGATAGTTCTGCATCTCCAATATACAACCAACCAAGTAGTCTACCGTATTTGCCAACACCTCCTACAAGCTCAGTACGAACACTAAGTTCTTCATCACCTGCGATAGCACCTTCAAGTTTATCTTTGAGCCAATTAGTTGCATCATATCCAAGCGCTTTTTCTTCTTCGTCTCTAGTGCGTTTTTCTGGAGTATCAACACCAGCAACTCTCACACGTTCTTTTTTATAAAGATCAAATCCCAAATCTATAGTTACATCAATAGTATCACCATCAATTACTCTGTTGATCTCTATTACTCTGAAGTTGTAGCAACTCTTCCTGCTCGGGGGAACCATTGCGCTCATAAGACTCTCTTTTATCAATACCTAGTATATATGTCACGACATAAAAAACCCCTGCTAGGAGTAGCACGATACTGAATATCACACTCCAAACAGGGTCATTAATATCTTTTAATGGTTTTAATAATAAGTTCATGGATTCTTTGGATCAATACCCAAACTATCTAGGTATTCAATCCACCAATCTGGATCTTTACGTTTCCATTCAGGAACATCTAAGTCTCTTTCGGAATACCATTCATACAGAGCATTATCTATAATCTGTGCGACTTCCATACTCCTCTTCCTCTTCATCAACATCTGCATATGGATTTGCCACAAAGGGTCCTCGTTTTCGTAAAGGTTCTTTTCTGACATAATCTTGTTCAGCATTAACAGCTTCTACCCAAACAGCAAGTTTCATCACAATAAAAATAATAATCAGTGGTGTAAAACAACCGACTAAAATAATTGGATTCATTTATGGCTCCTATGAAAAGGTTCCCAGTGCTCCCATTTATATTTATGAATTGCCCAAATACCAGCGATAGGTATAACAATTAGTAATGTTGATAAGAGACCTAAAGTAAAAGGATTCTCCATGGTATGTCTGACAAATATTAACATATTTTAATGTGCAGTTCCATTACCATTATATTGATCTGTATCATAATATCCACCTTTTTTAGCACCAAAATAAATTGTAGTTAAAACAAAAGGCACTGCTAATATTAGCAGTGCTCGTCCAAATAAATGTTCCATGTTTTTTTATTTTTTACGTGTGAAATAAATGAATTTAATACGAACCATTCAGATGCTGTAGAATAAACTAGATACTTGATGCCATCTATTGTAACAATATACTTCCTCACGGATTATGAATTTTATTTTCTTTAATTTTTTGATATCCCCAGACTGCTAGGGTGCCGATACCTAGACCAGCAATACAACAGATAATCATATGTTCTAAGTGATGCATTACGATACGTGAATTGTTCCAATCATTCCTGCGCCTTTGTGAGGACCACACCAATAAGTATAGTCACCTGCTTCCGAAAATGCAACTTCAAAATCTTCACCTGGCATCATAGCAAGACCTTCATGAGATAGTTCTGGATGGTCTTCTACGATAACATTATGAGGAGGAAGCATATTATTAATAAAATGAACTGACTCCCCAGCAGCAATAGAAACTTCAGCAGGTTCAAACACAAGATTACCATTGTAACCCATTTGAACGTCAACAGCCCATGCAGGAAGTGCCAAAAATAGTGAGGCAAAAAATGCAAAAAAGAATTTCATTAAGTATTTGCAACTAGTATATCTAGTCACTTATACAATTTTCTTCTTCATAATATGATAATTTAGTTATCAAACGCTCATATTCTTCCCACATGTATTCAGAGCTAGTCTCTTCTTGGTAATTTCTACATGCACGAATAAGTCTTGTAATGTCGTTGGAATTGAATTTCATCATGGTAAAACATCTCAAAGGTAATTATATCTATTTAACTCGACAATTCAACTTCTGTAAGATTATAGAAATATTTGAAGGAATGAAATGTTAGATTTTGTTAGCAAATCCTAGCAGTTCCAGGCTCGCAAACTTTTATTGACCCTGCTATCGGGATCTTTGGCAGTTTTTTTAGAAGTTAATTTCTTTTTCATACCTTTCATCCTAGCGCAGAATGATGCCCTACGGGGATTTCCAACCTTTTTGCTTGGTGCTTTAAGGTCAGATCCAGGATTTGCTCTCTCGTAAGACTTTCTACCTTTTTCGTTAAGTCCACCTTCTTTGTTCTGCCCTGATTTTTTGGTCCAGGCAGCACCTTCTTCTAGCTCCGTTTCCTCTCGTTTGATGGATCTTATTGGGACAGCGAAACGATCCCATGCTTTTTCTCCATAAGAACATTCATCTCTAGTCTCAGGCTTTTGACAGAGTTTGCAAAAACGCTTTTCTTCTTTTTGCTTGTCTTTGACAGCCTCAGCAAGATTTTTAATTTCTCCGTATGTTCTCATGATAAACGACGAGGGTTTACAAGATTATTTAGTTATCTATGAGAATAAGATTGAATGTTGAACTAATTTGAGTTCCAGCACCATTGAATGCCTGAACTTCAATGTCTACTTTTTCGTTAAACTTTAGTGGAATAGAATAGTTCTTTACATGAAAACCACCTGATACTGACATAGTATCTGATGTTGTCATCACAAATCCATTAACTGGTAATCTGGTTCTCAAGAAAGCAGATGTTGCTGTATTGTAATCTGCTGCTCCAATAGTCCACTGTGTTAGATATGCTGTCTTACCAGCAGGCACTGTATACAAAGCTAGCATAGTTTGACCAAAACCAATATAGTTAGTTCCAGTTCCATCACCACCAATTTGTGCTAGGACTGTGCCTGCTCCTGATGCTGCGGTGCTGATAACAACATCACCTCTATTGTATCCATCAGAACCAGCTTCAGTAATAAATGCTCTATAAACTCTCAAGAATGTTTGTATAGAAGCAGCACCATTAACTGTAACTTCTTCCTGAACCAAATTGTAATCAGTATCCAGTCCTTGGATTGTTATTTTTCTAGCTCCAGTTCCAGTCAATCCATCGTTGGCATTAGCAGAGTAAGCATAAACTGCTACAGCAGATGTTAAGTATTGGTATATACCACCACGATCCCAAATAGTTTCAATACTTGTAGCGACACTTGGATTTCTACCAAACTTTTCAATAGAGGAATAACCTTCTAATTGTCCAGCAGCAATCGGGATGTTAGCAGCAGATCCATAACTATTGAGAGGGTTGCCGTTCTCATCGGCAAGCATTACCACTTCAAAATTAGTTGTGTCTTGAACCCTATAAGATTGGGTTGATTTATTCCACTGTGCCATTAGATTTCTACTGGATCGTTATTTACGTCGTGGCGCTGATATGGCGCTGGTGTTCTAATAGTATTGTCATAGTTCCTAGCTTGGAATGTGCCTGGAGTTCTTACAGCATTTAGATAGTCATGAGCGACATAATCGCCATTCCAATCTTGATAAGTCACAGTGCTCCAACCCTCAGTGCCAGAAAACTGATTTACAGTTGTACTAGCAGGTTGAGGGGATACGATAGTATTATTATAGTCGTATCTAACGTATGCCATTTAGATTACACCTCTGACTTATTTATCGTTTGCCACCACCCATCTGCTTCAGCATCTTCTGAAGTTCTGCAGTGCTACCGACAAACATAGCGTTGTTGGTGACCTTCGTTGGACCTTTCTTTTCCTCGTCAAGATCCTTCATTTTCTTATGTAGGTCTTGGAGTTTCTCAGTCATGTCTGCAACGTGCTTCATTGCCGCTACAGCGACCTCGTATGCTCTAGGGTGCCCTGATTCTTGAGCGACCTCTAAGGCGCCGTTAACCGCCTCCTGGCCCTTGTCTATGAGTGAGTATAACTCACCCCTGGTATATTCATAATCCTTCTCACGATCGTCCTTATCTATCTCTGGTGGTTTTGGTTTTGTTGGTTTACTTTCCTCAACTGGTTCAACACTAATATTGAGGATATCTTCCATATTTTCTTCTAGTTTCATAAGTATTTAATCCCTTCATTAAATCCAAAATCATCATCTGCTGTTAAGATTGCGTCATCTTGTGCGTCAATATCTCCATCACCATCAAGATCAGTAACTGCTTTTGGTGTATAAGTTCTTTCAATTGTTCTTCTATTGACGTTAAGATCGCCAATTGTTTCATAAACAATTGCTTTTTTAATAATATCAGATTGACTGTAAGGTCCGTAGAAATAAGTTTTAGCAGTAAAGTTTAAAGTGTATACAATATATCTTCTTTGTAAAAAACTATCGTCCCATTCATCTTCATAGTTGATATTGTTTAATACAATTGCAACATCTCTTTTTTCATCCATGTCTGGAATCATATTAAGAGTAACAGAAAAAGAAGGTTGGAAATATGGTAAAATTTGTTCTATAATTTGTAAAGCATCATCTTGTGACTTTCCAATAATACCAAGTTCAAAACTCATATTATAAGGGACAGGAACATATTGAACCTTGACTTCATTACCATTGTCATCAATGATTGATTTATATTTTTGAATTGGTGAAGTTTTACGAACTGAATCGTAATCAATCCCTGTCATCTCAAAATATAAACGTGGCAAAGTAATTGCAACTTTTCTGCCAACATCTGGATTTTGTTCTAGTCTAGTAAGAAACTTTTGCTTTGGACCATATGCCAAAGGAACTTTTTCTTCTTCTAAAACTTCACCAGTTTGTGGATCTTTTTTCTTTAAAGTAATATTATTGAAGAGAGTGCCAAAAGCAATAATATTTTTGCGAGTAATTTCGTTATAAAAATGTGATCCTAACATTAGATACTACCTGTAAAATTTCCAAACTCACCAAATGGATTTACTTCAGTCCAATCAATTATATTGTCAGCAGAATCTTCAATTTCTCTATTTTGATCGTATTCGCTGTTAGTATTATTTAGAGTATCAAATGTACCAACAACCCAAACAGCACCATTATCGTTGCCAGTTATTGCTTCTCCTGTAGTAAAGGTTCCTGTTCTATTAATAACTTGTAAGATGTTCGTTGTCTCATCCCAAGACTTAACTTCTGCAGTGACGCCCGTCGTCGTCCCCGTAATTGTTTCCCCAATTGTATAGCTTCCAGTCCCACCCACAGAAAGATTAAGAGCGATAGCACTGCTAAATAAGGTTTCAATCTCGTCAATCTCGGCAACACCAGTTGAAATGTCATCGCTACCTACCTCATAAATTTCTGCGGTCATAATAAAGAATTGAATCTTACCAAACTGGTAGAATGGAGTTTCTCTTTCTACAAATTTGATTTCATACAAATCTTTTGTTAGT